TGATGAGTATAGAACACTGGGTTTATGGCTGGGTGCTAGAAAAACACCCGAGAAGAAAAGAACTTTTGGATTTAATATCAATTATGGCAAATCGCAATATAATTGACTTTAAAAATTTTACGGTCTTGCTCATTGCCAAAAGAATGTCAGGGGAGATGAACACTTCATGCGGTAACGGACTGATGAATTTTTTAATGACGTACTTTATCTTAGCTGAAGCTGGTAATGACTTAGATAAGGACGTGGGGGCACGTTTTGAAGGTGACGATGGGATAGTTGGTTGCAAATTCATGCCTGACGCAACTATCTATAGGCAATTGGGGGGGGTAATTAAATTAACAACCCCTGATAATGTAGCTGAAGCCAGCTTCTGTGGAAATGTATTTGTACCTGGAATCTACCATAATGTGACTAACCCTTTGGGAGCGTCCGTACGGTTTGGTTGGACAAATGCGAGAAAATATAGAAGTGCTACTACAAAGTCAAAATTGCAACTGTTGCTTTCTAAATCTATTTCTCTGTTGTATGAATACCCAGGGTGTCCTATCTTGAAGAGTTTAGGACTCTATGGGTATAGAATTTCAACCGAGAGTTTGGGTTTAAAAAATGTGAAAGATGTAAGAGTCATGATTGGAAAGAAACATGCAGGTTTCGGTAATGTATATGAAAAACAAATAATGGATGAGTGTCTAGCTGAAATAGAGAGTAAAGGAATGCCCAATGTCGAAATTAGAGATGAGACAAGGGCATTAGTAGAGAAACTCTACGGAATTGACGTAAACACTCAACGTTCTTGTGAAGATTACTTGGATGGTCTGAAGGTGTTGCAGCCTTTAGAACTTGACTTACCTTATCCTGTGTTATGGAAGACAATCGATGATATATATTGCATGGATGCAAGCAGAGAAGAAACTCCACACTTTGAGAGGAAGGGTTTTACGACTGCTGCTTGGCACTCAAGCACTATCTTGAAATACTACCAGCATTGAATTGAAAAAGGACCCACTGGTAGGGGTCGGGTTAGAAAATTTAAAAACTAACCCAGTTTTGAAATATAATGGATAATAAAACGAAAAAGAATTTTAACGCTAAGAAAAACGTCCCTCAGCCTAAGTTTGGTAAAAACAGCACACAGAATAGCTTGCGTGTCGTTAAAACAAATCAAAAGGCCATAACTTCAGCTCTCTCAATCAAATCGGAGAACACAGATATGCAAGTGGAACTTGCTTTACTTAAATCCGAGAATAAGAGATTAATTGAGGAGCGAAGACTAACAAAACAGAAGAAGGTGACAAAGAAAGAAGATAAGAAATGGTATGATTATCTCTGGGATATAGGTAAGCAAGTCGTACCTAAAGTTGGCTCTATGCTACTTGGCATGGGTGATTATCAGCAGGAAAATATGTTTTCAACTTCAGATTTACCTCGAAGTAATTCACTCCTCGCAGCGTCAAGTAATGGAAAAGTAGGAAGTCAAGTCCCCTACATGCATGAGTCAGGCGAAGTGGTCCGCGTTTGTCATAGGGAATACATCGGGGATATTTATTCCTCAACGTTACCTTTCCAAGCCTTTAGCTTACCAATCAATCCAGGTATGAATGAAACTTTTCCTTGGTTGTCACCAATAGCTAATCAGTTTACCGCTTATAACTTAAAAGGTGCAGTTATAGAGTTTGTTAGTGAAGGGTCAGAATATACAAATTCTGCAGGCTTGGGTTATGTTGGAATAGCCGTCCAGTATGACAGTGCTGATCCACAAATAGTTTCCAAGAGAGATTTGTTGAACTCACAGTTTGCAAACGCTGCGAAACCTTCCACGTCATTCCAATCCTGGATTGAATGCAAACCTTCATCTAAACCTCTTGATCAACTTTACATAAGATCTGGTCCTACTCCGAGTGGTACAGACCTTAGAATGTACGACATGGGTCGAATCACTGTTGCTGTTGGTGGAAACACTGTCAGTGATGTCATAATTGGTGAGTTATGGATAACGTATGATGTTGAATTGTTACTCCCAATGGGAACACAGAATATGGCTCCTAATAATGCCTTCTTCTCATGTGTTTACAACACTTGCAGCAATACGGATACACTTGGAACATCAGTCACAGTTGACGCAAATAGTACCTTGCTTTTTGACAAATTGTCCACCGATCCTCAAGTTCTAGTGATTCCTCCTTTGTATGTTGGGATTTTCGATTTCTACTACATAGCAACTTCTTCAGTTGGCGTCACCTCATCTTCTATACTTTCCAGTTTGGTAACTTATAGCGGTGGAACAGGTAGTATAAGTCTTCTTCAAGTTATTGGAGGTGGCGGCTCTGGTTCAACAGTCATTGCCGGTAGATACAGCATGAGACTCACAGGTGACGGAGGTTTACTAACCTTTGCCACTTCGGGGAGTAATATGTATGCAAGTGGAGGATATGGTAGAATCAGGGTTTATCAAGTACCACAACTAGGATTTGACGACCCGAATTTCTTTGATAGAAGAGGAATTGAAAGAGACGGAAGATATTCCAATTTTATGGATAAGATCACTGAGACCACTAGAAAGACGAATTTTGAAGGGATTAGGAGCACTTCATGTTATTCCATCGGATTAATTGACAAACAATGTACCGTTAAGAATATCAAAACAAACAGATTCTATAACTGTAGTGCTGACTTTTTGAAACAATCTTCTAGTCTAGATGACTATGACTTTGATTTGAATTGTGTGACACTTATTCAAACGTTTGATCCGACTACAAGAAAAGTGAATAGAAATTGTTAAATAACTGTGTTTTATAGTTATGGGGCAGGATGCATTTTATGCAGGGGTTTAGCGAACCTCCCCCTACCGAGCTTTTTGTGTGTGTAAAATAGTGTATTGTATTGTATTTTAGAAAAACTGTGTTTTACACAGTTTAACGAGACAAAACCCCCTAAAATAGGGTCACAAATATTTTGTGGAAACAAAGTGGATGTTCGAAATATAGCATAGAATGATTGATCATTTTAAAACATAGAAATGCCACCCTGAAAACGGAACATGTGAAGTTTTCGGTGTGAATGTTACTATGGACGAATGATCATGACGATGTCAATTATGTTTATTTAGAACTATAACTACGTATAAAAATTTTAAAGAATAAAATAGGAAAAGAGCAAACATCTGGATTAAAAGGAGGCGTGGCCAAAGGATGTTAACAGGAGAGAAGTAACATTATGAGGTGCTGTTGTGTTGGTCAGTTCTAGGATACCTTAGGGTATGGACCTAGCTGTGACCGGCTTGAATGGGTGGGGATCCGTTCTTGTATATTGTCTGGGGCCCAAAAATCATCCCGCTTGCGGGACTTTTTGGAATTGAACTCAGTAAACGGTAAGCTGCACAATAGCATTATATATTAATGTATGGATATCACCTACATATTGGAAGAGTAGGGTCTTTGAACCCAATTTATCTAACCCTTAGCAGGGAACAGCAA